GCGCCGTTCTTCAAAGACCTTTGGGAGCGTGTAACTACCGCGTTCCAGGCGGCGAAGGATAAGGTTATGGAAGCTGTGCAGAAGGTCACGGATACATGGAACCGCGCTATGGAGCAGTTCGGCGGTTCGGATGCGGTTATGGAGCGTGTTGGTCAGGTGCTGACCTTTATCGGGGATATCATGAGTACATCGGTATATGCTGCCGTTGTAGTCCTTGGCAGCGCACTGACGGGAATACTCACTACAGCATTTACAGTGGTCGGAAATATCGTATCCTCCGCAATAACAATATTCGGAGGACTGATTGACTTCATCACTGGAGTATTTACAGGCAACTGGTCGCAGGCATGGGAAGGCATTGTGACTATCTTCGAGGGAATTTTCGGAGGGATAACGGCCATTGCGGACGGAGTTATTGCAGGAGTCAAGGCTGCCATTAACTCCCTGATATCCGGAGTCAACAACATGCATTTCAGTGTTCCTGAATGGGTGCCGGGTGTTGGCGGTTCGTCCTTCGGGCCTCTTAATATTCCGATGCTTTATAAGGGTACAGATAACTGGATAGGCGGTCCTGCAATGGTTCATGACCGCGGCGCGGAGATAATCAATCTTCCGCAGGGTTCGCAGGTTATCCCGCATGATGATTCCTTACGGAATGCAGAACGCCTGGGCGCGTCCCGTGCAGGGGCATTCAGTGGTGGTATTACCGTCAATATCAGCGGTGTTACTATGAACGGCTCGAACGATATTAAGGAGCTGGGCCGCAAGGTTGCCGAGGAGATTTACTACCAGATGAATAAGAACGCAGTGAATATGAACGTGGGGGCGATTTAATGAGCAGTTTTATTGATTTTCTGAATACGGCTAACTCTACGATGAACGGCGTTCTTTCTGCACTCGGCGGCAATGGCGGAGATGGATGTACATTCACGCTGAAGGGTGGAGACTACGAGGTAAGCTTCCCCGTGTCTCCTCCTGACTTCGAGGTTGTTAATCCATACAACAACAGCACGCTGAACATTGACGCGCTGGGCGATGTGAATATGCTGGGAAAGCGGGGACTGGCTACGATGCGGTTTGCATCGTTTTTCCCTGCCCAGGCATATAATTTCGTCCAGGGAACGTCCATACGCTCCCCGTACGAATACGTCCAGCAGATTCGGTCAATGGCCCAGTCGGGTAAACCTTGCAGAATATCCATAACAGGAACGGATGTATCCCTGCCGTGCAGCATAGAGGAGTTTTCCTACAAAGAAAAGGACGGCTCAGGCGATGTATATTTCACTCTTTCCCTAAAGGAGTACAGATATATCACTCCTGACTCCGAGAACCTGAACTCTGCGACGGGATTAAAAAGCCGAGTCGCTGAAACAGTCGAGGAGAAACGGCAGACAGTGTACTCGGTAATGGATACCATGGACGCAGCTGCGAAGACTATCCAGCGGACGGTCAGCATTGCCAAGCAGGGTTCGCGGACAATGGCACTGTATAAGGCTATGGTAAAAAGTGGCGGTGTTCCTGCAGGTACGATAATGGAAGTCACGACAAAAGGCGTGACGGCCGGCGGAAAGAGTCTCGTTAGGTGGTGATTGAATGCTTAGGATAAAGTATTCTGACACTCCCGGAGGAAAGATAATCGGGAAGGACATCACGAGTTACGTCACTCACGTAACATGGAGCGGAGACAACGAACAGGCGGCCCGAAAGCTTGAATTTCAGATAGCGTACAACGTCCCGAACAAGGATAAGGCCTTTCAGGCGTTAGACCTGAAGCTCGGCGGGTTCGTCTATCTGTATTACTCGGAGCCGGGGACTTCGGGAGAAATGGTTCTCTTCCAGGGCAGGATATTCTTTCGGAAACGTACTACGAATACATTCACGTTCGAGTTTACTGCCTATGATGATTTAATCTACGTTGCCAAGAGCAATATCCGGGCTCAGATGGTAGGGCGTGTTGATGGCTGCATCCAGCAGGTATGCAGGCAGATTGGAATAAAGACAGGGGATATTCCTTCATTGTCGACACGAGTTGATTTCATCGCAGACGACAAGAGCGGAACGGAAGTCATCAAAATGCTTCTGGACAGCGAGAAGGCTGCCACGGGGAACGAATATACTGCTCTGTGTATTGGCGGAGCGGTCAACGTCGTTAAAAAGGGCGAGCTGATTGATGACTATGTCGCTTCGAACATGACGAACGTATTCAGTACGGAACACTCCGAGTCTATCGAGGATATGGTAAACCGCGTGCAGATGGTCGATGAGAACGGAAACATCATTCAGACGTTGACGTCCCGCGAGGATCTGAATCGGTTCGGAATGATACAGAAGATATACAAGAGTCAGCCGCCTAAAGGGGAGACGGTCGACAATATCAAGGCGGCGAAAGCGCTCCTGAAGGGACAGAAGGATGAGTCCTCATTGAAGGGCCTCGGATACGTTCAATGCATCACAGGGTACAGTATCAAGGTTCAGGAGGAACAGCTTCAAGGTACATTCTATATCCGTTCGGATACTCACGAGTTCCAGAACGGAGTCCATACAATGTCGCTCACGCTTGAATATCTGGAAAGCAATCCGATGAAGATTGAGCAGGTGGCGTATGCTCCTGCTGAGTTTGTTTCCTCTGATGGCAGAATGGAGGCTGATGACGATGAAGAAGCCTGAAAATCCGTATAAGGGACTCATTCGGCTCAGCCAGCAACTGGCAGGAACGGCAGCTCTGCAGCCGACGGCTGCCATCGGTGTAATCGTGAGTCCTCCGCCTGGTATTCAGATATCCTACCACGGCATGATTCTGACAGCAAAGAATCTCTGGATAGACGAATACTGGCTGCAGGGACATACGAGAACGCACGAAGGGCATATCGTTTCGGAGACTCAGCCAAGGGCAGGCGGTGGCGGTTATGCCGAGTTTGCCAGTCATACGCACGACATCGACAACGATTACACGGATACGGAGACATTGACAGATACATGGCACGTCGGTGATCATGTTCTGCTGATTCCGATACTGGGTGATGATAACAAGACTACGAAACAGTTCGTAGTCGGAATGAAATTGAGGAGGCTTGACGGCAATGGCTAATCCTTTTGTTGTAGGCCCTTCCGAAACGGAAACGATGCAGAATGACCTGCCGGTGTTCAAAGAGTTTGCATGGGATTTCAACCGCGACTGCTTCATCTACGAAACCGATGGCTCGCATAAGGTCGTTGAAAAGAACGACGCTATTAAGGTGTGGGTATGGCATGTACTGAAATGTCAGAGATACCTTCATCCGGCATATTATGACGACTACGGGATTGAGATAGAGAAGTTCATCGGTACAGGCCCGAACGACGGACAGCGTTCTGCAGAGTTATTCCGATACGTGAAGGAAGGTTTGTTGGTAAATCCTTATATTTTAGGCGTTACGGCATTGAACGTCGAGAGGACTTCGAAAAAAATCACGATGACTCTCGGACTTACAACCGTATACGGCGAAACTGAAATAGGAATCGAGGTGTAAAAGATGGCAGATGAATTTGTAGCGTCAACGAAAGATGAGGTTCTGGAAAGACTGAAAGAGGATTATGCAGCACTCAAGGGAACGGATGCAAGTGAAGTTGAAGGAACATTCTCCTTCGATACGCTGGCTGCAAACGCAGTCGAGTTCGAAAAGGCATACGCTGAAATGGAGCTTGCAGTCGAGGCGGCATTCCCTCAGACGTCATGGGGAGAATACCTCGATAATCAGGCTGATGCACTGGCAGGAATCACAAGGCGGCCCGCCACTGCATCCATAGCTGTGCTGACGATAACAGGCACGGCAGGCGTAACTGTTCCTGCCGGGTCCCTGTTCGCCACGGCGGGCAGTGTAAACTTCACTACGGATGAGGCTGTAACCATCGGAGATGGCGGGACTGCTTCCGTAAAAGCAACGTGTCAGACGACGGGCTCCAGCGGAAACGTCGGTGCAGGAACTATCACGGAGATTCCCGTAACTATCTACGGAGTCAGTTCCGTGACTAACGCAGAACCTGCATACAACGGTTATGACAAGGAAACTGATGAATCGCTCCTGGAGCGGTTATTGTTCAAGGTACGTCAGCCCGCAACGAGCGGAAATGTATATCACTATATTGAATGGGCGACATCCGTCAGCGGTGTAGGTGCGGTGAAGGTGCTGCCGCTCTGGAACGGTAATGGCACTG